TTTTTTTGGAGAATTTGACATTATGAATGAAGTCGCATTAAAGCGTAAGAAAGGTTATGAGAACCGCATTGACTTTTTTGGTCTCGGCGACTATGTAACCGATTGGCGAAACGCTGGTAAGTCATACACAGCCATCGCACGACAATTGAATAAAGAACATAAGGGCGAACTACAGAATATCTTGATTACGCCTAAGATGGTCGGTGATTGGTGTCGCACGAATTTAGTCCAAGAGATGCAACCATCGGAAGAAACCGAAGTTGTTAACACCTATAATCAACAAAAGAATTTACTTGATATGGTTGAAACACAAATCGAGATGATACAACTCTTTATTGACGACTTACAATGTCAACAGGCGACTGGTTCTTCGGATGCCGATGTTATTTACAAGCGTATGAAAGACTTGATGTTAGACCAAGAGAAGTATATCGCAAGAAAACAATCTATCCTAAAGGACATGCAAACAGTCGCAGAGAAGATTTATACATTCCAAGCTATGAACTCTATTATTGTTGAGATTATGGATATTATCAATAAAGAAGACCCTGTTTTGGCGAATAAAGTGCGTGAACAAATGAAAGATAATAAGATTTTATTGGCAAATTATGCAAAAATTCAACAAAATTGATAGTTTTTCTCAAAAAAGTGTTACAAAATTAAAGTGTTTTATACTATATATAGAGAACGAATTTTCTGTAAGGAGGTGTGTTAATGGCTGAAAACATTTTAGACACGCTACTAGGGGCATCTCGAGCGACAACAGAGCCAAGTGATAACACACCAACTGACAAAGATATTGGTGCTACAAACTTGGAACATTTCGCTAAAACGTATTTTCCCCATATATTCTCTACTCCATTCTGCGACTTTCATCATTCGATGTTTAGGGATGCAGAAAATATGATACTGCACTTTGATAACTTGCATAACAAATTTGTTCGTGCGGCACCACGAGGTCACGGCAAGAGCCGTATTATCTCGGTCGTATTCCCTATATGGTTAATCGTGTATGGTTATCGTAAGAACATACTGATTATATCTGATACCTTTGAACAAGCTAAAGAGTTCATTCAAACGATAAAAGACGAACTTGAAGATAATGAACGTTTGAAAAAAGACTTTGGTCTTCTTAAGGGTGATAAGACATGGGCGAGCGATAAAATTGTCACTAAGAACAAAATTCAAGTGTTCGCAAAGTCAAGCGGTCAATCTTTACGTGGTTCAAGCTATAACAATATTCGACCAGAAGTTGTTATCTTGGACGACCTTGAGAATGACGAAGCAGTAGAAACAGAAAACCAACGCAAGAAATTATACGATTGGTTCATGAAAGTATTAATGCCGATTGGCAATCCTCGGACTGTATTTTTGTATGTCGGTTCGGTATTACATTATGAATCATTACTATATAAAGTGTTGACCGACTCAAAGTTTAACAACTGGAATCGTTCAATATATAAAGCCGTATACACGTTTTCCGAAAGTCCTTATTGGACTGTTTGGGAAGAAATCTTTAACGACTTGTCAGACCCAGATGCGGCAAAGAACGCATCTGATTATTTTGAAGAGCATCGAGATGAAATGATGGACGGTGTCAAAATAATGTGGGAGGGTCGTAACTTTGGTTTGTTTGAGCATATGGATTGCTCATACGAAGAGAAGATGAGATTATCTCGTGATAACTGGTATCAAGAACTCATGATTTTGCGTATGCAAGATGATGAAGCATTTAACTCTGAGTATCAAAACAATCCTATGACCGAAGCAAGTCGAGTATTTAAAGAGTCGTGGATTAAGGCTAACTATTATGACGAAACGAATTTACCTAAGATGAAGCAGATATATGCATCTGTCGATTTATCAATGGGTAAGTCACGAACATCTGATTACTCTGCGATTATATTTGTCGGTCGTGGCGTAGATAATTACTTCTATGTATTGGAAGCCGACATTGAACGCAGGTCGCCAGATATTATTATTAATGATATACTGTTGTATCTCGACAAATACAATGGTCGTTTAGACGGTTTCATTGTAGAAGAAAACGTATTCCAAGAGTTCTTCTCGAAGACATTACAACAGACTGCTATTGATATGGGTCTGTATGTAAACTGGATTTCTGCTCGTAGTACAGCGAGCGACAACAAGGGCACTCGGATACGCTCGCTTGCACCGAAGATAAAACAGGGATATATCAAGTTTAACAAAAACCATCGTGTTCTCGAAAGTCAACTTAAGAACTTTCCAAAAGACCACGATGATGCACCTGACTGTTTGGAACGGTGCATATCTAAATTCTTAGAAAACTCATCGACTATCAATGTTGGTGCGATGGGTACAATTCGTAAGAAACGAATGGACACACTATCATTCATGAAAGGTTGGAAACGATGAACCTACGAGAAAAAATTTACGCATGGATGAGTGCTTTCGTTACACGAGATACTATTGCCAATGTAACACAAACATGGTTTGGTCGTTGGGGTAATAAGAAACGCAAAAACACGGAAACTAAGTTGAGTGTCGATGCGTTACGAAACATGGCAAAAACACCTATTGCTAGAAGTGCTATTAATCAGATACGAGAGGGCATCCTAGCATTGCCATGGGAGGTTGTTTCTATTGATGATAATGAAAATAAAAAAGCAATTCGCAAAGTAACCGAAATCATCAAACAACCTAATCCTGTGGACGACTACCATGACTTCATTGGTAAACTATTTGAAGATTTAATTGTGTTAGACCTTGCGTTCTTTGAACAAAAGGTTGTAAAAAGGGATAGACCTTTATATCTATTCCCTATTGATGCTCAAACAATCGAAGTTGTCACAAATTGGTCTGGAGATTTAAACCAACCAAGATATATGCAGAACGCCAATGGTGTTCAAGAGTGGTATAAATGTGACAAAATCGCAATGTTGCAACGCACGAAATTGACCTATGATGAATTTGGTTATTCTCCATTAGAGCAAGCATATAGGCATATCAAGTATCTGTCTGAGGTACAAGAGTATGCAAACGATATCTCCTCTAATGCGATGCCAAAGTATTTGATTAATCTTGGTGCAAACGCATCCCAAGAAGAAATCGAGAAAGTTCGAGTTTACATCGAAAGTGAAATCCAAGGTCAATCCGCTGTTGCGATTGTTGGTACAACACAATTAGATGCAAAACAAGTATCTCCAATTGGTGACGAGTCAGCATCTCTAAATTGGCAAAAGTTATTACTACAAATCATTGCCACATGCTTTAATATTCCACCAGAACGACTTGGGGTTGCTATCTCAAATGACCGTTCAACCTCATCTGAAAAAGATAACGAGATGTTGGAATATACAATTAAGCCATGGGCGAAGATATTTGAACGTGCCATCAATAAGTATGTCGTAGATAGACTTGGATATGGTGGCAAAATTGAGTTCCGTTTTGTGTTTACTCCTACTAAGGCTCAACAAGCTGATGCCGTTGAACGAGTTAGAAAACTTGTTGATGGCAATGTTATCACAATCAACGAAGCTCGTCAAGAACTAAATGGTGTTCTTGGTATTGAACTCCCTGATATTCAAAAGGGCAATCAACTGCTCGATGAATATAAATCATCTCTAATTGAACAACGAGTGACATCCACCCCACAAGATGTTCCTTTAGAGAAATCTACGGAGAAAGGAGAGACAGATAGTGAATAAGCAAAAGGTATCCTTGCAAGCTAATGCAATTAGTGTAACTCTTGATAATTTACACCCAAATGCAATGCGTTTTACAGGGACTTGTATGTTTTTGAACACACCGTCTGATTACACGCCTAATGGTGTTGACAGACCAGTAGTATTATCTTCGGATGAAGCTGAAAAATGTGCATCTACAATGAACCTTATGGGTATTAATTGCGATTATGACCCATGGTTATTCCCAGATGAGCTTATGACTGCTCACAATCAAAGAAATAAAATTGGTGTTGTCGAAAAGTGTTGGGTCGATGGTGATGAGCTAAAGTTTACAGGCATCATGTATAAAAATGATTTCCCAGATATTGCAGACTTCATTAAAAAGACCGTTGACTCCCTTGGGTTCTCCGTGGAAGCTATGTTTAATCTTCGAGAACACGAAGACTATATTGAAATGGCAGATGTCGAATTTACTGGTGTTGCAATGTTGTTTAAAAACGCAGCCGCATACCAAAACACTTATATTGCTGAAATTGCTGCAAAAGCAGCGAAAGGAAAACAAATGGAAAAACAAGAAATTCAAAACCTTATTGAAGAAACAATCAAGGCTCAATTAGAAGCTAATGCAAAAGCTGAACAAGCAAAAGTTGAAGCTCAAGAGTTGGCAACTGCAAAAGCAGAGGTTGAGCGTTTGACTGCTGAATGTTCTACTAAAGATGCAACAATCGCTGAAAAAGATGCGAAAATTGCTGAATTGGAAAAAGCTGTTGCTGACAAAGATGCAGAAATCGAAGCATCCGCAAAAGAAACACCTATTGTTTCTGATGTTAAAAATCTTGAAACAAAAGCAAAACTTGAAGCTGGTAAGAAAGAAAAATTCACAGACTTCGCAGATATGGTTAACTCTGTATTATAATGCAGAAACACTATTAGTAAACTATTTATAACAGGAGACTACATAATATGGCAGTAACTAAAACAGGTTTTATTTCTGCGGCAGCAGTTGCAGACTACAATCAATCTCACTACATCGAACTTCCTAAGTTCCAAAAAGACATGCTTGACTTGTTAAACCGTCAAGTGACAATTCGTGACCGTATCAAATCCGTAATGGCGACAGGTCACCCATCTCGCTACTGGGAACAAACTAAGATTGCACACAACGCAAAATTCGTAGATGCACGTACAGGTGACTCTGGTAAATACGGTGTTACAGGTGCTTACGATGAAGACTACGGTCGTAAAGAACGTGCGTTGTTCATTAAAGCAGTCACTTCTGGTATTAAATACTCCTTGTTTGACCAAGATATTGTTGCTCAACAAGGCGATGAACTTGCTAAACAAATGTTAAACAAAGACATGGCAGACATGCTTGTTGACTTATATCAAACATCCAACAAAGGTATTTGGACAGGCAATGCAACTTCTACTGAAGACTCTACTGCAACTGAATACTGTGGTTTGGCAACACAAATTACAGACTCTGTAACTGTGGCTAACCCTTACAGCTTTGCAACTGCAAGTGGTGATTTTGTTACTGATACTATTCGCACTAAAATGGCAACAAACTTGGCATCTGCAAAATTCATTGGCATGCCTACAGCTATCTATGCAAACCCATTGACTATTGACTATTTAAGTCGTGCGGAACTTCGCCGTCCAAACTTTAGTGTAGACCAATCTGCTGATAAAGTTGACTTGGGTAATGGTTTCATTGTGAACACAATCCGTACTCAAGCTGGTTATTTACCACTTATCCCAGATAACTACATTCCATTTGACCCATCCAACAAAAAACACACATTGTATGTTGTAAACGAAAACTTAATCGAACGTCATTGGGTTGGCGATTCTGAAGCTCGTGTGTTCAAAATGGGTGATACTAAAGACTTGTTAGATGAGTATGTAGCAGTATTGTTCGATGCAGTTGTTGCTAAAGGTGCAGATGCTGGTGCTCACTTCAAAGTTGAATTTACTGAAGCGTAATACGTTATAATTCAAACGATTAATCACAGGGGTGTCTTTTGACACCCCAATGTTTTAACCGAATGGAGATACATATGTTAGTAACATTAAAAGATAGTGATGCAAAACGTATTTATTTATGTGGTCGCATCATTGAATCCGACAACGGTCGCTTTGAGGTGTCCGAGGAGGAATACGCTTTAAATGAAGCCGTATTAGAACCTGTGGATAAAAAATCCGGCAAAGTTGTCAAACCTTTAGACACAAAACAGTCTAAAGACAAAGAAGAGCCGAAAGAAAAAGAAACGGAAGCTGAATAACAGGAGAGTCAATATGTCGATGTACTTAGAACTAAATGAGATTGACGAATACGCAACGATTATTCCCTTTGATGAGACTCATGTTCGCTTCGCATCGACAATGATTGATGCCTATGTTGGAACGAACGATGGTAAATCAAAGTTCTCACAAAACAGGGTAATCGAAGTTGTTCATCCAAACCGCAAGGGTATTCTGATACTTAAGAATGACCCTGTATTGGAGATTGAGTCTATCCAAGGTATTCATACACGAGATGTAAATGAAGTTGGTGTTGAAATAGAACCCTATCTGTACGATTTTGACGGCAGTAAATATGTTTATCTATTGAATAACACCGACAGAATGTCATATTCAAAAATCTTCTTGCGTGGTGCAAGATATTACAAAGTCACATACAAATATGGGTATGATGGAATACCAGAAGAAGTAAAAACTGCATGTGCTATGCTTGCCATGAATATATCTCAAGTATCAACCTTTACTGCTTTAGACTCAATGACTACACTTGATGCTAGATTTTCCCTTGCTGACCCTAATTTGTTTACGAATGAGATTAAGTCTCTATTGTCTCGCTACAGATTCTAAACGGAGGTATATATGAGAGAAAAATATACGCCTAAGTTTGACTGTACTCGGATGTTTGCATCATGGAGAGAGACTATAAAATGTGATGGCAAGAAACCTGAGTTTGTGCTATTTACACGAATTGGTCGTGGCACTAAAAGGTTTCTTGTGAATAATGTCAGATGGGGGAATCTAATGTCTGACTCTGCACTTGAGTGTGGAGACATCTGCGAACGCAAGAATGGCGATACGTTGTTCTTAGTCGCAAAAACAAACTCATTCAATGGAGACAAGGGTGAGTTTTACACAACTAATACCACAGTAAATATCTATAGTGTTTCCAACGAGCTAGACGAATATGGCAACACGGCAGGCACCACCGCCACACCTAAGGTAAAAGACCTAAAGTGTGTATACGAAGATGTTTCTGCCAAAATGCATATATTCGACTATGGATTGCTACCAACTACAACTAAGCGTTTTATTCTACCCCAAGATACCCAAATAGCACTACTTGATAGAATCGAAATCAATGGACAGTTCTTACAAATTGATGTAATTAATAAGTTCGATTTTGCTCCATTCTTGTATGTGCAATGCTCACCAGATGAGCGTGGTTAACCATGGAAACAATCCAAGATGTAGTCTCTAAGGTTGTCGAAGACCATTTATTCGCTTTAACAGAACGCATCCAGCAACAATGGAGTGCGAACGACCAAGGTGAATATACTGCTCACGATATAACGCTTAGACGATATACACCAAGCAAAAACATGGTTAGACTTGGTTTAGATTTTGAGGGTCTTGGTGCTTTTATCCTTGAGTATGGCTCAGGCTCACTTATGGTGACAAACACGAGTGCAGAAATTGGAGACTTAGGCAACCCAGATATCTCAGATTATATGAACTCCTCATGGTTCAATGATGCTAGGAGTGCTAATGGAAATGCAATTACAGGTCGTGCCAAAGGAGATATTATTCATTCCCCAAAACAGGGTGGTGAAGACACAAAATCTAGTGGTAAATTATATGGCAAAAACCTTGAAAAACCGTTACCACGGAAAAACTCCAAGGCAAAACCATTGCCACCACTAGAGCCTATGCAACCACTACATATTGTGGAGACAGAGGTTTTCTACTGGTGTATTGAACTTGAAGATGCAATCAATGAAGCAGTCGAAGAGTGGTTAATGAACTCAATTGAGGGATGTTTAAAAGGGGCAAACGCATGAAGTATACGGTACAACTGTTGGACGAAATATGGGATATATTCCGTAAGGATGAAACCTTGGCTATGTTACTAAAGGTCAAAGACCCAACGAGTCTTGCTGAATGGAACACGAAAATGAGACGAGGACTAGCAGGTGCTGAACTCGTTGATGAAAAGCAAGATATTTACTTTGTTATGTCGTTCATACCGTCCGTAGGTGGAACAAAGAATTGGATGGTAAATAAGAATATGCTTGAGTTTCGACTTATTGGTCGAAGCAACAATCGTAAACTAATGAATGACTTATATATCCACCTGAACAAATTATTAAAAAAACATTATGAAGATATGTCTGTATATGCCGAGGGTTCATTCTCAACAGGCACAGCAGGTCTTATTGGTTATATGTTTAGAGTTCGACCATTTACTTGGTCTTAATTACAGGAGAATACTTAATGGCACAACAAACTGGTAAAAACTTTGTTTTGAACGGTGTAGGCGAAGCATGGGCGAAACGTGTCGTAAACGGCAAAGTTGAAGCCTATAAACTTGGTACGCTTCAAACAATGAAACTATCTTTCAGTTCCTCTGATGAAAAAGTGTATGGTTCTGATGCACTTCCACCAATCTATATCTTGAATAAAGAGTCCTCTGTATCTGCTTCCTTTACTGAAGCACGTTTCAACCTTGATTACTTGGGTGTAACTGCTGGTGCTGAAATCGATAACAAAGGTACTTTAATTTTCTCTGTTGAACCTACATTGATTGCAAGCGGTACATCCTTTACTGTACCAAACGTATCCAATGTAATCCCAGAAGATACAATCGTTGTACTTGCTAATGATGTACAAATGGAAGACGAACGTGAAACTTTGGCTTATGTAAAAACATCTCCATCCGCAGGTCAATTTACGATTGATGCAAACGGTGCTATTACATTGGGTGCATCTGTGACAAACAAATACATTGAAGTATCTGGCTTGCGTACAGACACAACATCTCGCCGAGCAACAATGAAAGCAACATCTGTTCCTCAATTCGTGGAAATCCGCCACGTTTCTAACCCAGTTGATATGGGCGATGGCAAAAAAGTTGTTCTTCATACTCACATCTTCCGTGCTCGTGCTACAGGCAAAATGGACATCGACCATGAACGCCAAAAAGCATCTGCACCACAACTTGAATTTGAAGTTATGTACGACACTACTCGTACCGATGGCAAAATCTTGGAAATCACTCAAGAAATTCAATAAAAACTTATGGGGGCATCTTTATGATGCCCCTTATTTTTTATATATGGAGATTTAACATATGGCAGACACATTAATTCCTAAGAGTAAATACGTTCAACTTGGAGATAAAGAATATCAAATTTATCCAATGAAACTTGGCGATTACGCAAGAGTGGAGCGGTTATTGTCTAAGATTAATGACCAGTATTTATATTTGAATTTACCAACACCAATTACTAAAGAAGATGGTTCATTTGAACTAGACAAGAATGGTAAAGTGAAATATGACTATGTGGCATTTAATGCCATGTGTGAACTATTTGAACTTGCCTTACATATTCCAAGAAAAGAAGTAATGGATGTTGTTGATTTAGATAGCGGTATTGAAATCTTAGATGAATATATGTGTATCTCAGGTTTAAAAAAAAAGATAATGATGGGTCTACAGGGGATGGCGGACTCGACAATGTAATTGCATCCCTTGTTCAACATACGAGCGAAACAAAAGCAAGTCTAATGGAATATACCTTGCCAGAACTAGAGGGTTTATCTACTGCATTAAACGAAAATAATAAACTAGATGATTCCTCGGAAGACTCTTTTGTTGACTCCAATTCGGTAACAGGAGCAGATGCCATTCGAGGTCTTTTAAGTTCTGGGTATGCAGAGTAGAATGGAGTAAATAAATGGCGAATAAAAAATTCGGATATGATATAAAAGTCAACTATGGCAATATTCATGACGATACTCAAAAGGTAATCAGAGGTCTTCAAGAATTAGATAAAGCTATCGGACGACTCAAAAATGTAAAGGATATTTCCATTAATGTTAAAGCTGGTGGAGACCAATTTAAGAAGTTAACTGAGTATGCCGCACAACTTGACCGTAGCCTTAAAACCGCATCTGCAAGCGGTGCAACTCTCAGTAATTCCCTTGGACAAGTAACCTCTAGGTTTGCAAGCGTTCGTGATATGACAAAGAACATCTCCAAGGAAGTAACCGATGCTTCAAGAAACATTGAAAAACTTGGACAATCTTTACAACGGTCTGCAATGACAGCCAAAGAACAATCGTTGTCTGGGCAACTATCTAGCCTAAAGAGACAAGCTGAAGAAAACTATAGAGATAACTTTGCAAAAAACCCAATTCTCTATAGTCAAAATATGTCAAATATCAATCGACAAATGCAAGAAATTTATCGTGCACAACGAGCAATTAATCAAGCCACAAGAGAGCAATTGCCTTTGTTAAAACAATGGGGTATTGATACAGAAAACGTAGGGCATCGCCTTGGTTATCTTGCAACACGAATGGTTGCATCTTTTGCTTTAGACACAGCATTAAATGGTTTTACTCAATTAAGAGATGTTGAGAAAGATATGGCTGGCTTTGCTCAAGTAATGAAACATGGTACTGGAGCAACAAATGCTTTTGCTAGAAGTTTGATTGAAGTTGACCCATCTAATATGGTTAACGGACTACAACTTACTGGTGAAGAAGCAAGTCATTTCAAACAAGAGCTTGACGATATGCAAGGGAAACTACAAGGACTTGCAATTAAATATGGTACAACAAGCCATGAAATGATTGAGTCTGCAAAACTTTGGGGTCGTGCCTATAAGGATAATAATACTGTTCTTGCGTTAACAGATGCAGCCACCAAACTTGCGGTTGCCGATGCGTTTGACATTGTGTCTGCAAACAAGGCGTTAGAATCCTCAATTATGCAATGGGGTTTTCAAATCAATAATGCCAACGATGCAATGAGTGTTTCAAATCGGATTATTGACTCATGGACATCTCTTGCACATAACTATACAGTTTCTGCACAAGTATTATCTGAAGCGAACAAACGTATGGCACAGTCTGCCGCAGAAGTTGGTGTGTCATTCCACTCTGCACAAGCATTTGTATCTGTTATGGCTCGGAAAACACAAGCAGATGGCGGTGAAATTGGTAATGCATTAAAGTCTATCTTTGGGTCTATTCACTCTAAGAAAGCAATTAAAGCATTACAAGAGTTTGGTATTGAAGTCTATAAGGTCGGAGAAAATGGTGAAAAATCATTCCGTAAAGTAGACGATGTCTTGTTGGACTTAATGATTAAAGCTCAAGGCTCTAAAGAGTCTATGGAAGACTTGTTAAAAGCAATCTCTGGTGGTAAATGGCAATGGAATAAAGCCGATGCCATGCTAGATTTACATGAGTATCTTGAAGCGTTACGCCTAAGTTCCTCTGCTATGGGATTTACTAATGATCAAGTAGGTATGCAACTTGATACAATCGCCACAAAATTAAAACAAATATCTGCTCAATGGGAAAAATTTATGACAGGTCAAGGCAATGTATCATGGGTTATTAAGGGTGTTCTTGATGGTGTTTTACAACTATTGACATGGCTTGACAAATTGCCAAGGAGTGCATTTATACTTGGTGCAGCAATGACTGCATTAGTTGTTATCCATAGAAACTTTGGTAATGTGTTTAGAATATTAAGAACTAGCGTTGTAACTGGGTGGAACGAGATGTCTCTTTCAGCTCAAAAATACGCAAGAGCCGCAAGAATTGCATCTGCTTCATCTAACAGTCTTGCGATGAAAACCGCTAGTATTCGTGGTGTATTTACTGGCGTTGGTCGTGCTATTGGTTCTGCAACAGCATTTATGGGTGGATGGATTGGTATTATGGCACTAGCAATAGATGCCGCATACTCATTGTATGAATCTTATAGATTTTCAACCGAAGAGATTGAAAAAACGGTTCAACAAAACTCTCAACTATTGCAACAACACCAAGAGTTGTATGCAAGAATGGGTGAATCAGAACAAATTGTTGGACAATTTATTAATGCATATACCTCTCTAAACGAGAAACTAAAAGAGTATCAAAAGTCAGGTCAGGACGTAACTGAAATTGAGAATCAAATGCATATTGCCAAAGAGGGTATCATTGAAATCCTTGGTGAGGAAAATACAGAATGGATACTCAATGCAGATAATGTTGATGAAGCGACTAGTCGTGCAAAAACTGCGATTGATGATAAAAAGACCCAATTGCAAAAAGCTATTGAAGCTGAAAAAATTGCCTTATTAGACTCTGCGAAATCTGTAAGACAACAAGCCAAAGATAACCTTGAAAGTCTCAAAGAAGAGAAAAAAGGTTGGTTCGATAGAGTTATGGTAATGATGCACTTCGCAGATGCCATTGAAGTTGCCAAAGAAGCCTATTACGGTTTAATGCAATTATTAAACGAACGTAGAGCAAGTGATGCACTTAAAAACTCTGTTGCAATGGGTACAGCCTTACATGATATGAGGGTTGCAAAAAATGAAGCGATTCAAAGAGGTGCAAGTGAAGCTGAAATTGCTGACTTTGATTACAAGATTCAACATGCCGAAGAGGGTATGGCAAATCTTGAAAAAGAGCTTTATGATGCCAATTATAATGCTAAATATTACAAGGGTGAGCAAAGCAAGGTTATCGCAGGTATCGCAGCCAAAATCGTAGCAACTGAGCAACGTGAATTAGCAGATATTAATAGTGCGGCATACGGTAACAACAATCATGGTTCTGGCGATGCAATCGGTGGCGGCACTACTGGTGGTTATCCAAGAAGTGAACTTGATGATGATGCTGGTGGAGACAAAAATAAAAAGGGTAAAACCGCTAAAAGCAAAAAAGAGCAAAATCCTTTGGCGAAGACTAGAGTTGGTGCAGCTATTGATTTCTTAGTAAAACAAGGGTTTTCTGTAAATCAAGCATATGGCATCGTAGGCAATCTACAAGTTGAATCATTTGACAATATTCGACCATGGGCGGAAGACGGTACAGGTGCGTACGGTATTGCTCAATGGCAAGGTGACCGATTAGAAGACTTGAAACAATTCGCAAGAGATAATCAATCGGACTATACTGCATTTGAAACACAACTTGCGTTCCTTGTGTATGAATTGCAACATAAAGAACGTGGTAATTGGCAAAAGGTTCTTAGTGAGTCTGTCAATGGTACACCAGAAGAATATGCATCATATTTTGATAAATATGTTGAACGCTCTTCTCAAGAGCATAACTGGGTGCGACAACAAAAGGCTCGTGCCCTTGCAAACAACGGTTATGGCGATGAGGATAAAACTGCCGATAATCGTGCAAGTCAACTCATCGAAAAACAAAAGAAGATTGATAACATTGCGTTAAAACTTGCCAAAGAACAGCTTGAGATGGAAAATGCAATGAAGCCGAAAGAGCAAGCCGATTTTGCAAAAGAGACGGCATCATTGACTGAAAAAATCAAGAGTATGCAAAAAGAGATTGATGAGTTATTAAAACTCAATCCGCAAGCGAATGTCAAGAGTCTTCAAGAAACCATGAAGAAATACGAAGCTACTATGACACATCGTCTTCAAGATAAATACCGTGATAAAGACTATGACGAAGCCGTTCAAATGATGAAAGACCGTCATGAGAACGAAGATTTAGACCGTGATATTGCAGGAACATCTGAAAACTTCTGGATGTCTGATGTGCGTACCGTCAATCGCTTGGTTGAAGAATACATGATTAAGGTCAAAAAATACCAAGATATGGTTGCAGCCTTTAAGCGTGGCGACTCAGAATATACTGAAGCTGACATTCGTAAGGCTGGTCTTGAGCTTAAAAAACTTGAGGTTCAAATCAAGAAAATAGGTAATGCACTCAATAAAAACATTAAGCAACAAACACACGATGTATTCCACGGATTAATCTTTGAGGGTAAAAAGTTCAAAGATGTGTGGAAAGACTTGTGGAAACAACTTGCCGAAGATGCCTTAAAAATGATATTTAAAATCCAAGACGGTAATGGTGGTTTGCTACAGAACTTACTAAAGAGATTCGATAAGAAATACCAAAAAGGCATCAATCCTGTGTTGGGTGGCGATAGTAAAGACAGTAAAAACATTGGAGGTATTGACGAAAGTCTAAACCATCAAATGTTGACTGCTCAATCTACACGAAACCTTGATAAAAACTTTGAGACATTCATGGCTAATACACAAAACGGTACTGCTTGGCAACAAGCGACATTTACCGATGCGGTAATCTATGGTAATGTCCAAGGCGATGCATCCAAGGTAGACTTACCAGAGAACGCCACAGATAAAGACGGTAAAACCGATGTATCTCAATATATCAATGCTGGCATGAAGATTGCTGATGGTGGCAATAATAAATGGATGGGTACACTCAGTACTGTCATGGGTTTTGCTAAACAGTTTGGCTTGTTAAAATTCGCTGGTGGCGGTTCTGTTGATAAAGACCAATTAGTTCGTGTTGGTGAGGGTGATAAAAAAGAATGGATTATTCCTACCTCAGATAAAGCACGAGGTCGTCAACTGTTGAATCAAGCGGCAAAAGACCTTGGGGTCGGTGTAACAAGTGGTATCGAACCGAAGTGGCAACATGAGGAAACAAAACATGGTGCGATGTCGGATGCAACTAAGAGACAAGACCGATTGATGAACCAAATGGTTGCTAATACTAATGCTATGACTAAGGGAATGAACTATATGGCGAACAATAGTTCTGGTTCACAACAATCTATTGCTCAACCTGTGTTTGTGAAACAAACAATATCCGACCAAGACTTCTTGTCTAAATACCAAAAACTGATTGCTCTTGGGAAATTAAAACAAGCATAAAATCTTGTTACAAAAATCGAATGTTTGATACTATAGATAGAGGGGTACTTCCCCCTCTATTGTTTTTATTTTGGAGGTCATATGGAAGACATTACGAAATACCTTGGGTTGAAATATGGCTTTGATAAATCAAAAGGTCAATACCATTGTGCCGATATATGCAGAATGTGGTATAAAGACCATGGATATACACATTGTTTTGACGATGGAAAGAAAGACCCTGTGTCGTGTGAAGATTTTCACAAAAACCATCAAATGCGACTCTTGCGATACTTATTGAAATACTTTAATAAGGTCAGAGATGCGAATGATTTACAACATGGTGATGTTGTAGTATTTAATGTTGATGGTGATTTACATACAGGGATTTATCTACAAAATGGACAAATACTGGCGATGCAAGTTCCATGCATTACCAACAAGTCATTATCTGCCGTATTTAAACGCAGTTATTGGCAACCATTGTTCTATTGTGGTTTCCGTCAAGAAAGGAATACCTAATGGCTAATTTACCTAAGTTTCCTTTACCATATATATTTGAGGTTGAAAAAGGTCTCAAATTCGCTACACAAGAAGTCGTATTCGCAAGTGGTAAAAAGCAAGTGCGACAAAATGCGGTAACACCGACAAGAACTTGGAATATCAGCCTCAGGGGAACAACCGAACAACAAAAGATATTTGAAGACTTTTGTGAAACCGTTGGTGGCAACACAAGACATTTTGTGTTTACCGATGAGTTTGGTAAAGACCAAATCTGCCGTTTTGCAACCAACGAGTTCAATCTAAAAGTGCTACGAGACTTTACAATCGAGAATGGCACACACGGTAATGCCGTTGGTTTTACGGCAAGCGTACAAATTGAAAAAGTAATCTAACAGGAGGATATATGATTAATCTACCTGTTGCGTTTCGTGATGCTTTGGAAAGCGGTTCGGTGTTTGACATCGAATTATACGAAGTGCATATCCCAAACATGACATTATATTTATGCTCATGTGATATAAATATACAATTCAACGGTCACACATACTTGGCATTGCCGATACGCCGAGGAGAAATTAATAAAACCGTTGATAGTTCTATTGACTCATGCGAATTAGAAATTTCTAATGCTACTGATAAGTTTACTCAACTGTTGTTCAAGGGTATACCATTCACAGGTAGTCGCATCTATATCTACAGGATTTTATATCCTGAGTCACTTGCGAATAATCGATTGGTTAAACCTGTGTTTATGGGGCGAGTTGACTCGCCTGAACTGTCTAGTGAGGGCATCTTTAAGGTAACAGTCACAAGCGATGTTCCCAACGTGCGTGGTGGTCGCAGAACGCAATATTCTTGCACATCTGTATTTGGCGATGCATCATGTAAAGCCGTTGTTAAACAAATGACACCAACAATTACAAATATACAACAAACAAACAACGGATATGAAGTCACGTTAAATACTACGGTATCTGAACAAGATTACACTAATGGTGTATTAATCGTTGAGGGCGAAGCAAGAAAAATCGTTGGTTTTATCACTAATAAGACCATCAAGTTAGAATATCCGTTATTACAAGCGACAAACTTTTTATTAAATAAACAATGTACGGTACAAGCTGGATGTGATAAAACTCCATCTGACTGTAAGAGACATAACAATCAAAAACGATATGCAGGATTCTTGTCCGTACCATTTGAATTTACAGTCAGAACATAGAAAGCAGGTGACATATGGGTAAAGGCGGAGGAAAAGGTGGTAAAGGTCGTGTTGGTAAGTTCCTTGGACTTGCTGCGGCTATTGCCTTTGGCTTTGGTGCTGGTGCTCCATGGGCGTTCCTTGGTGGTGCGAAAGCATTTACCGCAGCCATGTATGGTCTATCCCTTGGTTCTGCCATTGGTGGTCTGTTTGACAAACAAAAGAATCATACACCAGAGTCTACATTTGACTCCAAGAACAACCAAGTAACATCTGAGGGTACAATCCCAATTATTTACGGTCAGTCTAAGGCTGGTGGCTTACAAACGTATCACCATATGGATGTTGACGGTCGTAAGCTATTAAAGCATGTTATCGTTGGTGAGGGTGAAATTGATGGCTTCTTCGGTGCAACTGCCAATGGATATTTACTGCCGATTAAAAACGGTGGTTCTGTATCGAAGAAAGTCAATATATTTGGCATCCGTAATAATAAATGGCAAGATGCAACTGTTCAAATCTCAAGCGGTTCTGCACCACCACGAGGATGGAAAGGTTTAACTAATAGGGCAGATAATTCACAACAATCCATTTATCAAGACGATATTGACTATAAAGACTTTAATAAATATCCTAAGTTGGTACTTAAGGCAAACGGCAAGGAAACTTATATTTTCTTAACCGAAGATAATACTAAGATTGACGATAAGTATTCTCTTGCGTGTAATACGTTTGGTAAGGTCTATCAGATTATCTTGGGTGATACATATCTGTCTGACCTGCAGAAAGACGGATGGGAACTTGTAGACCCTGTAATTTGTCAAGATTCGCCGAATAAGATATCAACAACAGATGTTCTACCTTGTTATAAAAAAGATGTATTCTTCACTACAAATGGTGAGCAAGATGCTAAAGAAAGTACTGTTGTTTTATATGATGGGAAACACGATGCGGAAGCTCCATCGACTTACAAAACAACAGGCGGTTATCCAAATATTGCTTACATGGTTGCAGACTTACGTTATACCGATAAAATGGGTGCAGGCAATCCAACGATTACGGCTATTGTGCGTGGTCGCAAGGTATACGATTGGCGTACAGGCAAAACTGAGTATTCTAAAAACCCAGCGGTATGCTTGTATGATTACTTAACAAATGATGTCTATGGTGCTGGTAAATACATTACGCCAGAGGTTCTTGATATGGAATCTTTCACGGATGTTGCAAATTATTGTGACGAAGTAATTACATATAACGACCCATACGGTGTAACAAAATCAGAAAAACGATATGAGCTTGACATAATTCTTAATGAAACAAAATCTCATTTAGAAAACATGCAGTCAATCTTAAATTCATTCCTTGGCTTTGTTGTATTCTCAAACAATAAAATCAAACTACGGTGTGAGCGATTGGAAACACCTGTGTATGCATTTAACGATGATAATATCGTTGAAAACTCGTTATCGTACAAAGGTGCATCCATTGAGCAGAGTCCAAACAAGTTCAATTTGACTTATGTTGAACCTGCATTGGATTATACTGCGGTAAAACTAATTGTAGAGGATGCAACAAATCAATTGCCACCACCGATTGGTATTGGTCGCCCTGTAGAACAAGACATTGAATTTAAAGGTGTCCGCAGACAAACGCAATGCTTACGACTTGGGAAAATCGCACGAGATATTATTCGCTTGTGTCCAATTACGGTAACATTTAAAACAGGTCTTATGGCATCTCATCTTGAAGCTGGAGATGTTGTAACAGTCACAAAAACATACATTGATGAAAATGGTGAAAAGCAAACTTTGTTTGAAAATCAACAAGTACGTATCGTTGAAATGAAAGAAGAAGATGGTACGTTTGAGATTTCTGCCAAACAATACAATCCATCAATCTATGATGATGCATTTGGTGCATCTCTTAAAGTATTCGCTCCTACAGGCGATAACTCAAAAGAGATTAATTTAACACCTGAAACTGTAAAACCTGTAGAAAATGTATCTGTTGAACAAGTCTACAGACAAAAAGTCAATGGTGTTCCAACATACGATGCTATGCTTTTGTTTACAGAACCAAACGACATCAATTATGGATATTCACAAGTCTCAGTTCAGATTGAACGTGATGGTGTACTTGGTGATTGGAAAGTCTACGGTATTAGTCATGGTATTATGCCTGTGATTGGTCTTAAGAAAAATGATAAGGTTCACTTCAGGATTATACCATATGATTCTAAAGAGTTGCCACATGAAGAGTCTATGGCAACATACACTCATACGATTGTTCCTAAGGTTGGTAATCCATCTGCACCAGAGGATGTTGTGATTCGTTTTACTAAGGAAAATGCAACTATAGCGTGGAAACGTGTGACAACCGCAGATATAGACCGATATGAAGTACGTTCGTCTGATTCTTTATCTACAGATAATCTGTTGTTGATGACATCGGAAACAAGCGGAGATATTGACTTGTCTCGTATTGGTCGTACTGGGACGGTTTGGGTCTATGCTGTAAACTCTGAAGAAGTCTATAGTGCTCCAACAAAATATGGTTATAACGTACCAAATCCATCTGCTCCAATTGTGACTGCAAAAACATTCTTGCAATCCTTTAGATTGAACTATGATATGATACCAAAGGGTTGTGAAGCCGTTGTTAGAATTGACGGTACAGACTACAGAACTAAAGAACCGTTGTTTGTATACAATAGTGACGGTGGTTTATACAATGTGTCTGTTGCGTTTGAAGACTACTTTGGACTCGGTGAGTTTTCACCAACGCAAACAATCCAAGTCAAGGCAACTATTGATGCAGAAATGCTTGATAGAGAAGCCTTGGGTTTAACTGCGATTGAAGACTTTGTGTCTACCATGAGTGACAAAGTAGATGCAATCCGAAATGATGTAACCGCAAACACAACCAAGATTTCAAACACAGAGAATACGTTGCGGTCTGAAATCACACAGTCTAAAAATGGGATTTTAACTCAAGTTAACGCTATTAATGGTCGTGTAACACAAATGGTTCAGACTGTGGATGGTATCTCCTCAAGTGTACAAAAGAAGATTGACGATGCTAAAGCTGAGATGTCTTCTCAATTGACACAAACTGCAAGTGCAATCCAATTGAAAGTCGAAGAAAATCTTACTGGCGACAAATTAGTGTCCAAGATTAATTTGTCTTCGGCTGGTACATTGATTGATGGTCGATTGTTGCATGTCACAGGAAAAGCCAAGTTTGACGACAATATTATCACCGACAAGATGTTACAAGCTAATGCAGTAACCGCTGACAAAATCAAAGCTGACTCCCTTAGTGCCATTAGTGCAAACCTAGGGAATGTCCGTAGTGGTACAATCGTAAGTTCTACTATTAAGAATGACAATGGAACATTCTCTGTTGACCCTAATGGCAATATCCGTGGTGCGAACATCACAGGTTCAACCATTAGTGCTGACTCGATTATAAACGCTGGATTTAAAGTCAAGAATATTGACTATGCGATTCTTACTGTGGCTCACGGTCAAGATGTTCCACCGATTGGCAACTATGGGGTAAACGAATGTACTTTTGTACCTATAGGGTATAACTTTACGGAAAAACATTTAAGAGACAAAAGCTCAAGGGATGGTAGACGAGAATGGGATAGACAATATAGCAGACTAATTAGTAACTGTACCGTCTATCTTCAAGGGAATCAACCAAATAACAATGACAATGGTTTTATTGTTGGCTTACAAGGTAGAAAAGCTGTATGCCAAAGTAAATATATCATAAGATATACAGGCGGTGGGAACAATAGTAATGACTTGGTAAACAATTTTCTTGCCTTTGGCGTTCTATATGTTCTTGTGATTGGCAAGAAAGGGTAAAACATATGTTTTATATATTCGATAATAATACTGGTTTATGCGTGTGTTCTTCACCTATTGAGGTTCATATAGATGGAACAACCGCTATTGAAACCGAACAATTCTACAACACATGGGAAATTCAGTTGGTAAACGGCGAGATTAAACCCTATGTGATTGAAACACCTGAGATTAATCCTGTAGAACCATCAGACAACACAGGTGGTTCTTCTCAGGCATTAATCTTCCGTATTAAACATGGGGATGCCGTTTACACGGAAGAATACCCAAGTTCTAAATATAGAGCAACAATCGTATCATTCCAAATGGCAGACGACAGATTTAATTCTCCAAATGTTGGTGCGATTGTTAAAGCTCCAGAGTTTCCATTGTATCGTGGCTCTGATTATCTTGTCGGTATCAACTCAGATGGTATTGCCTATTGTAAAAACAACAGCACATCATTTGAGCATACAATATCTGGGTGGATAACTGTTGTATTGAATCTAATAAAGGCAGGTGATTAATATCAACTATGTGATTGATGTACCTGAGACATTACATACTGGTGCTGATTGGGAACGTCTGTATATCATTAACAGTCAAAACCCTGATTTTACACTAGATGATGCATCTGCGGTATGCAAAATCAGAGACATGAAAAATAATGTCTTGTGTACGGCAATGTGTTCGATTAGTGGCAATCAAGTCTTGGTACAAATTGGATATGATATAACTCTTGGTATTGATGAACGAATACGCAAGGGTAAATACGATGTGTTTCTTCTCAAGGATAATAAGTCCTATAAAGTTTGCATGGGTGACATCGAGATTATCCATGACATTTCTATGCATTAAATTTTAACAGGAGACAAACTATGGCAGATGATACTATTACAAAAATTTCTTTGGTTGACCCTATACAAGTGAATGTAGCCATCCCAAACTTTGAGGGTAAGCCGGGTCGTGATGGCACCGATGGTCGTGATGGTGACGATGCATATCGTGTTGCCGTCCGCAATGGTTTTGTTGGTACGGAACAAGAGTGGATTGCCAGTTTACAAGGCGGTGGCACAGCCAAAGCAGAACAAGCACGACAAAAACTGTTAGAGAATAATATTTGGTGTGACGATTTCACCGTTGATTCCGTATTAAGTGCACTCTTAGGCAACTGGGGCAAACCAATGCCACGAACAAATTATGCTCCAATGGCTTTGCAGTCTACAATTTTAGTTGGTAACCCAAATCTAACATTTAGTGGTGAACCTCACTTTAAACTAAAGGTTGACAATAAAACTGTTGAATTTGGTTCTAATGGACTTGTAGAAGTAGCTGTTTCAAGTTCTAATGCAGGCGATTCCTATGTGGCACAATACTTTGGTTATGTTGACAATCATATCTCAGATGTAAATATTTCCTTTGGTCGTCTAACTTCCGTATTCGACAAAGGTTCTTTGATTGAGACTAAACAACTCAGCTTGGGCGGTAGTGATAATGTCAATGTTTCAATTTATGACAATAAAATTGTTGAGTTGAATCATATTGGAGACAAAAACAATCAACCAACTCTCAGTAAAAGCGAGTTCCAAAAAATCAAAGACTATGTTAAAACTAAGATTAGTGACATTGAAACATTAATCATAGACGATGCTCTCACTAGTCAAATGTGGGCTCCTTATACTAATTCATCGTTTAAAAATATTGCTCAAGGCATTGGACATGGGGTCAATCTTAAATTAGATTTCTCTTATTATCAATCTAAAGGGTACGGAAGTAAAGAAGAACGACTCTTCAGTCGTGTTGCTTCAGACGACAATAACTCTAAATGGTATATTGGTAAAGCTATTCAAGTTGGAGACTCTAATGTTATGATAATGAAACCTACTGAATGGGACATTATTTATCGTTATGACACCAACACTATTATGAAATCTCAAGATTCTCTATAATAGACCAATGGGGAGACATCTTCCGTCTCCCCAAGTTTTACATATGTTTTTAATTCGTAAGAAAGGCAATCAATGGAACTATTAACAATGATTTCTTTGATATGTGGCATACTTGTGTTTGTCGGAAGTTTCATTGGCTTTGTTTTTAAAGTCATGATTATTTCCCCATTAAAAGTCTCTATTGACAACCTTAGCACAACTATTGCTGCTATCTTAAAAGACATTGAAACAGGTCGTGTTGACCGATACAACATGTCTATCAAACTTAGTGGAATGGAGTCCGATATAAAACATATTGGACAACGCATTGATGCCTTAGAGGAATATTCTCGGAGGTAATCAATGAACTCACTATTCGCAAAAGCTAGAGAATATTGGGATAAGCTAAAGGAATCTCATGGGAATATTCACTCCTTACAATTCGTAAAATTTGTAATTACAACCAGTTTTATTCCGATATTTATTTATTTGATTGTATGGCTATATGCAATCTATGCAATGCACATCGGATTAAACGTGAATATTCTCGTGTCTCTCTTAACGGAGCTACGATTGTTCGTCTCCGTAATCTTCTCTACACAGACAGTCACAGGTTTGCTTGCTTATGGTGTTGCTTTAATTGACTCAGATGGTAATGGTGAGTCAGATGAATTAGATGCAAAAGCACACGCAAGGCAGTCACAACAAAATAATGTTATAACTAGTAATGAAATGGGTGATACGAAATGAGACAATTAACAAAAGACGAATTAATGGAGATGGCAACAAATGCACAAGGCTATATAGACCATATTTACTTACATTGGTCTGCTGGTAGATATAACCAAAGTCACACCGATAAATACCACATCTGTATCGACAAAGATGGCAAAATGTATACCGATGTTGACTACTTAACGGAACACCGTGACCATACGTATATGCGAAACAGTCGTGCCATCGGTATCACTTTGAACGGTTGTTTCGATGCCATTAGTCCGACAAACATGGGTACAGAACCACCGACTGAAAAACAAATCTATGCCCTAAGTTGGTTGGTGGCACTATTATGTGTACAAATTGGGATTCCGTTGGACATTCAACACGTAATGACTCATGCAGAAGCCGCAGATAATAAAGACGGTATGGACTTATGTTACAACGACACAACTCCATACCCAAATAATACCTATGGTCCAGACTCAACATGCGAACGATGGGATTTATGGGTATTGCGTGAGGACGAACAACCGTGGTCTGGCGGAGACCAAATCCGTGGTAACGCACGATTCATCGCCAGCAATGAATGGGGTATCAGCCTATGAGGTACCATATTGCAAAACCACCATTATGGAAAACGGTTGGTACGGTTTTTTCGATATGTTTAATTGGTTTATTTGTGTGTGTATATCTATTGTTTAGTGGTATACATACACACGAAAAACAATTACAAGAAACAGAGGAAGAGCTACAAGTCACACGAATGCAACTGCAAGTGACAAAGCAAGAGAGAGAGTCGTTAAAACAAAAGATTTCAACATTAGAGAACCTTGAATACGAGCGTGGCACACTTGTGCCACCGCCACCACAGGAGATACGATGAATGAAAATATTAGAACATATATTATGTCGAATCCAAAGTGTAACGGTATTATTATTCTTGGGATTATTCTTATGTGTGCCATCTGTATCTGGAGCTACATCAGAGCAGACAGTCGTATTGACACAAAGCCAATACAACGTGCTAATGAAGAACTTCGACACGCTGGAGAATACAATAGACAGTCAGTTGAATACAATCAACGAATTAGAACAGCAGTTGAGCATAGCCAAGATGTCAACGAACGAGTCACAACAAGCGTTACTCGAAGCCTTGAAGCAACTGGACGAACAACGGAAGCTATTGATAGAAGCACAGAACTCGTTGAGAGAACAAGAGAGTCTTCTCTTGCAGCAAAGGCTATCATTAGAGAAAGCAGAAATATACTTGAATCAGCAAAAAGATATACTCAAGAAAGCACAACAACAGAACCTCAACAGTAAAATTTTAAACATTGTTCTTGGAACTGCCCTTGTGTATAAAATCGCCAAGGGTTAGCGGAGGTGGTCTTCTTCATCTCTCTAGCGGACAAGAGTGGATGTCCGATATTGTCTTTTTAGTATGTTAAATATTCTACATAATATAAATGGGGAGTATACCGTAATTGGTATGCTCCCCATTTTTTGCGTTTTAAGCGTTATTTTGTTTTAATTCCAATGGCTTAACCTTTGTGATTGTGTCGCCACGCACTTGGATATAATATCCTGTGCCAATCTTAAGTTCAACCAAGTAGTTAGACCACATGACATATTTGTTACCTACGTGGTCGAATACATACGCCATAGGTTTGCCTGCCTTGGTTGTCTTTTGTTTGAAATCAGACACAATAATTACCTTGACATCACGACCGTTTGCCAAATTTGTGTTATATCCCCTCAGAGGGTCTTCAAAAGTGCATCCAAGGTATTTATATCTGAGTTGCACTACAGGCACCTTAGAGCTCAAATTTGGGCGTTCTATGAGCATTATAGAGTTATACTTGTCTGTCCATTCTTGTATTTTCTTTTCGATGTTCTGTTTCTTTTTGTCTAAAGACTTTAATTCCTTGTCAGAGAACAATCCATCGTTTGTATACATGATGTCTTCATGCTGTTGTAGTTTGGTTTGCCACTCATGTATTTTATCTAGGGCGTTTTTACGGTCTTTATCGTAAGACTTATACTCAGGTATTAATGCCATGAGCCCATGAGTGTCACCCAAGAAATCTAATGCACCACTTCCGACTAGACCCTGTAATTGTAACTTGGTGTACTTACTGAAGATGGCATCTATGGTATATTCTTGTGGTTTTTCAATCTTATTGATACCTTTGATGTATGCAAGACCGACACGCACAGAACTATCTTCGACTGTCCACTCTCGTTGACTGTGGCGTAAATCAGGTGGTAATATCTTGATGCCCTTGCGTTGCATCTCTTGGATGTACGGCAAGGTTTTCTCTTGATTGCCATCCTCGGAATTGATGGTTGCGACATAAAATTCCAACGGATAGTGAGCCTTTAAGTATGCCGTTATGTATGCCATGTAGCCATAAGATTGACTGTGAGAGTTGCATACGACCAAACCGTTGTTGACAACAAAAGTATGATTTGGGTGTGCCATTTCAACATCGTATACATCTTCAATACCAGCGTAGGTGATAGATTTGATTTTGTCTTCTACAATGGAATACCCATGGTCGCCTTTTTTCGCACGACCATGCTTGTAGTGTTCTTTTTTATGACAAGAAACACACAACCATTGGAAGTTGTCAGTATTATTATTTTTACGATTGAAGTCTTTATGGTGCATCTCAAATCGTGTTGAACCATACGCACAGTCACAAATCTCACAAGGTTTTTCTTGTTGTTTTGCAACCTCAATGGTATCTTCAAAATTACGTGTGGCACTATAGTCTTGTCGTTGGAAACCTCGTTGACCTTTGTTTGGTATGTTTGTAGAGCGTTCCAAATCAGTTAAATTGTATGTTTTCTTGACAATATTTCTATCACCCTTAACGTACAACATATCACCGACTTGCAATTCATGCAGTTGTTTAATGCCATATGGTGTTGGAAACTTATGTTTCATTGTTGCTTTTACAAAAGAACCACTTTCAGTTTCAACAAGGTATACATCGTTTTTACCCTTATAGTAAATGTCAACAATATCATTTTTTTTAATTTTGTCGTCAATTATACTAAGGGACTTACCATAGCCATATCTACGGTATTTATCGTGTAAGTGCTTATGTTTGTTCTTCTTCGCCCATTCTTTATCATGCATCGTTTTGTACATCTCTGCAACTGTCAACGGTTTATTGCGACTTTTGTCACGATATAAGATTGTATCACCAGAGATACAATGGTTAAACGAGTATGAACCTGCTGCAACAATCTGGTCTAAAATCTGTTGTGCAACTTCTGGGTCGGTACCTGTGGATTTTGCACGTTCGATAAACTCGCTTGTAATCTGTTGCATTAAATCATGGTCTTTTTTACCGATGGCTCTACGAACGGTATCAGCCTCAGCCATACTGTAGCCACCAATGACTTGAACCACTTTCATGATGTCTTCTTGATATAACATGATACCATATGTTTCCGAAAGTACATCCTTGAGTCGTTCATCCAAGTATTCAAACGGTTTGCCATTTCTTCGGTCAATAAACTCTTGTAATGTACCACCGATAATACATGCAGGTCTATACAAGGCAACAACCGAAATTAAGTCAACGAATGACCTTGGGGCAATATCTTTAAGAACTTTAATCATACCATAAGACTTCATTTGGAATACACCAAGCGTATCACCCTTGCGTAACATCTCAAGTGTCTTTTCATCGTTCCACGGTAGATTAATTAAATCAAGTGTTTCCTTGACACCAGCCATCGTTACGCAATCATTAATAACATCCAAGGTTCTAAGACCAAGAATGTCTTCCTTGAGAAAACCCATGGCTTCCAAATGTTTAAAGTTTGTGGATGCCACAAAGGTTTCTTCTTTGGTTTGTGAGTTTTTTTGCATCTCCAAGGAACAATACTTGGTTATATCTTGGTTTGAAACAATGACTGCTGATGCATGTTTACCAAAGCCAGTCATAATACCAACCAGCCGTTTTGCCAAATCGAACATCTCTTGGTGTTTACCATCGTTTACATGGTCTAACTTGGCATACTCAAGGTCGTTATCGTAATAATCTTCATCATCATCGAAAGACACATCTTTGATTTTCTTTGAGTATGCATCTGCGATGGTATGGTCTACGCCTAGACATCGTGCAGCTTCTTTTAATGCTCCAGGTGCTTTCATGTATGAAAATGTACGACATTGGTATACATATTTGTATTTTTCTTTAAGATATTGAATAACTTCTCCTCTGCGTACCTTAGAGCAATCGTTATCGATGTCGGCTGGAGATACACGATTTGGGTTTGCAAACCGCTCAAAATACAAGTTATTCTTAATGGCATCCAAACCGACAATATCGAGTAAATATGCACACTCACATCCACCAACCGACCCCCTGCCTACAGGAGACACAAAAATGTCACGCTTGCGACACGCATCGAGTAAGTCTTTGGTAATCAACAAGTAGTCCATATATCCAACTTGTTCCAGAATATCAATCTCGTGTAACACACGTTCGTCAACACGCTTTTTAAACTCTGGTGTCACCTGATTTAAAATCTTTTGTTTATACCCCTGTCTCAACGCATCTAAAAACACAGGTTTGACATCGCCATCTTTAACAAACTTTGGGTACACATTAAGGTTAAAATCAACCTGTGTATTACATTTGTCAAAAATAACATTGGTATTCTCAACCATTGTTTCAACCATATCAACACCAAATTGTGGATACAAGCGGTCAAATACTTGTGCTTCCGATTGGATAAAGAAGTCATTGCTTGCATAGTATTGGTCTTCATTATCATCTTGAGAACGACCACGGAACGCCTTGTGTAAAGCATAATCTTCTTCATACACATAATGAGAGTCGCAAGCGGCAATCAATGGTACATCATACTTTGCACCCATTTCTGCAACCATTGCATTAAAACGCTTTTGGTCTTCATGTTGATATGTATGGATTTCAAAATACAAGTCGTCACCAAAGATGTCTTTAAACTGTGGAATTAAAGACTCACGGTTATCACCTTTTAGCCATCCACCCATGCATGCCGATGTACAAATTAAACCCTGTGAATATTTGCGTATCAACTCTAGGTCACATCTTGACTTATAATAATAGTGTTTATGAGCTTCACTGGTTAACTTAAATAAGTTCTCAAGTCCGACTTGATTTTTCGCAAGAAACAAGATATGGTTATATGACTTGTCCTTGATATGGACATCATATGTATAATATAACTCAGACCCCATCACAAGTTTTAAATCTGTGCCATGTTTCTTGTTGTATTTCTGTAGATGCACATACGTATCAATCAATCCTGAACAACCGTTGTGGTCTGTCAATGCAAACCCTCGTTGTCCAAGTTCGTGTACACGCTTAATGATACCATCCACAGAACTAATTGCATCTTTCATCCCATAGTTGGAAAACTGTGAGTGCAGATGCAAGTGAATAAAGTTATCTGCCATATTTTACCTCCTGTTTGAAAACATTTTTATTCGTTATTGACATTATATCACAAGTGGTGTATAATTGCAAGTGAAGTTGATTGAACTTCAAAAGTATTTTTCCGAACGGAAAGGAACAAAAGCATATGGCAAAAGTAAACGAAAAAATCGTGGATGTTGTGACTCCTGTTGGTGAGTCTGTATTCTGTAAGATTAATGGTGTCGTTGACGACTATATGGGTCAAAACAAATACACAATCACCATTAAGTTAGACGATGCAGATGCCAAAGCGTTACAACAACAGTTGATGGACATCTGGGAGCAATCCGAAACTCATGACTCTCGTGTAGACGAGGAAAAAGAAACAGACCGTCCTAAGTTCCCATTGACTAAATCTAAACAGTACGGATGGCAATTAAAGGCGACTACTAAGACTGAGTTTACTGACAAAAACGGTACAATTCATGAGAACATCATCCAATTAGTCGATGGCAACAAAAAAACAATGGATACCAAAACACAAATTTGGAAAGGTTCTAAAGTTGCTCTGTGGCTCGGTGCAAGACCGTATGAAACACCAACGATGTACGGTGTGTCACTCAAACTCAAGGGTATTCAAATCATCGACTTAATCACAGGTGGTTCTGGTGGTGCGTTCGGTGGTTCTGCATCCGATAGTGTTCAGTCCTTTGGTGGTTCTCCAATGGCAAAAACATTTGATAACTCTGAAGACATTCCATTTTAATTAAACCCAAATATCGAGAACCAAAATCAACCCAAGTCAAATACGGCTTGGGTATTTTGGCGTTCAAACAATGTAGTTCTTATGTCTAAAATTTTGTGTAAAATTGTGATATTTATCCTTGACAAATTTAAACTTTTGTGATACCCTATCAAACCTTAGTATTAATACATAAGAATATACCTGTGTATTAATACCTAAGTATACTTGTGTATGAATACATTTAGATTAAAACATTGGTATGGAATACATTGGTTGTTTATACCTTAGTTATTAATACTTTGGTCTTAAAACTGTTGTTCCCCATACATATGTTTTCACTCTCTGTTTTTCTACTTAAGGTTTTCATACAGTAGTGGAATACTTGTTTGGTATCTTATGTATTCTCACTACGTTCGAATAACATAAGATACACGGCAAACCATATGAATTGCTTCGCAATAATCGGCAAGCCGATTGTATTTTCTTAGTCAGACAAAAACTTCCTTGACTTGGCAATACAGGTATGCTATAATGATGGTACAACAAGTCAGAAACAAACTATTTAACAGACAGGAGGAACACCATGGCAACAGACTTTGAAAAACAAGAACCAAAGAAAAAAGCATGGACACTTGCCATGCAATACTTTAAAAAGTGTACCAAAAATGGTGCGTTCAAAAATAACAAACCAACATCTGAGTTCTTTAAAGTTCGCTCATTCTTTATGCAGATTGACGAAAACTCTATGTTGAAGTTACATAAATACATGAACTCGTTGGGATACAAAGAGATGTCTTTAACCGACTTGTTCATTAAGGCAAACGAGTTAAATGCAGTTCAATTCGCAAAAGCTAATACAAACACAACCGTTAGAGAACGTAAACAGTTTGACATTAAGAAATGGTTAGATGCCAATGCGTAGAGTTAACCAACTAGGGTTCTTGGTTGTTAACAAAAAGAAACCAACGCCAAAGAGAAAAATTGAAGATATAAATGTGAATACATTCTTCACTAGACTCAATAGCCATAAATATTTAGCCAAGCTAAAAACAGCAAATAAAGAAGAAGTATTTCTCAAATTAGAATCTATTGCAGATACTCACAAGCCATTTGATTATCAGTTGGTCGGCAATGCACTCAGGATTGTGTTTGAAGAAGAAATAAGACCTTTTGCACGAAATTGGAATATTGAACATATTGGCTTCGGCTCATATCAAAGAGATAAGCGTTCATATTTGTTTATCTTTGACTACATGAAGAACGAGACGTTTATATTTATTATTCGCAAGCCACATCCAGAGACAGAGCTTGAGATATGGGAAATGTCAGATTTAAACTATTGGGGGTAACATGAAGATTGAAGACAATTTAAGATACTTTCATTTATTGTATTCACTGGATATACGAAAGAATCTAATAAAGTTGATGGAGCTAATTTATGAACATGGGTATCAAACAATACAACCAACAGATGATGGTTTATTGATTCTATCTAATGGAGAATACTTGACATCTCTTAGACATAAAGACTTTTGTTATCTTAGCGAAAAGTCTGCTATGACACATAAACAAATGCCTGTGTCTCAATTTATTAATAAACGCAGAGCAACCATCAAAGGTTCTTTTGATAATGCTGAAGAGATTGTCCATAGTATTGAAACATCATATCAACAATTATTGAGTGTGTTGGAGCATGTGGAGAACCCCTACAGTCCATTTGAGGAGTTATATCTAGTTGACCGTGAACGAGTGGTTCGCAACTGTTCGGTTACCCCAAAATTTATTACACACGTTGAACCAATTAGTGAGTATCTACCGCTTATAGAAGTCAGAGACAACAAGCCTGTCCCTGTGAGAGAACTGGTTAACACATTATACTTGCTAAAGTGTTGTTTTGATGATACAATAGATTATGAGATGAATACATTGATTAAAAAACTACAGGAGGAATATAATTGGTATGAACACAATCTCAACACTTAAGTACAAAATAGATATACAAGAACTCGTGGAAGAATACACCACGTTATCACGAAACGGTGGTAAAGTGCCACGAGGAACATGTCCTATTTGTCATGGGGATAACCCAACAGAGTTTTGCATCTTGGGCGACAGATATTATTGTCACCGATGTGGTTCATCTGGTGATGCCATTGGTTTCTATGCCGAAGTAGAGGGTCTACCATTCTATCAAGCGGTAGAAGCCTTAGCAGAAAAGTACGAGGTATCAACAGACGACCCAACATACCAAAAGCAGAAAAGCATCGTAGGTCAAAACACTAAGGTTGCCATGAAGTATCACAAAGCCGTTGATGCCGTTCGTGAATACATGAATATCAAGCGTGGTATCAATGATGCAGTCTTAGATGAGTTCTTGATTGGTTATGATGCTGGTGGTTTCTTGGGTGTGCAATCTTCTGGGATTGTAATCCCAATTCAAGATGCTTATGGTCGTATCGTTGGATTTTCCAAGAGACGACTAGAGGAGACCAATGAACCAAAATATAAAAACACAAGAGAAGACGATGTGTTCATTAAACGACAACTACTGTTTAATTATCATCGAGCAATCAAGATGTTAAAACCAAACGGTGTACTGCATATTGCCGAGGGTTATCTCGATGTTATGTCAGCACATCAACAAGGGGTACCATGCGTTGGGTATCTTGGTGGTCGCTTGACTAAAGACCAAATCGGTCTACTCTGGGAGTTACAAAAGCGATATAATGGAGATATTACATTCGCATTGGCTGTTGATAATCCAGAGTGCGATGCCACAGGTCGTAAGGCATTGTTAAAGACACGAGAAGACATCAATAAGTACGCACCAGAATTGAACGTGCGTGTTGTTAAGTATCCGAAACAGGAGGTTGAATTATGAAAATAAAAGTTGTATCTTATGAAGATTTATTCGGTTCAAACGATATAATCGCTTATTGCGAAGACAAAGCCATTGTGAAAGATGGTAAAAAATACTTTTCATTAGAAGTGATAGAGACAACAGTCTTTGACTATTTAGAAGAATGGGTACAGGAGGTTGAGTTCTAATGAATGTATTAATTGCATGCGAAGAGTCTCAAACCGTTTGTGCATCTTTTAGAAAACTTGGGTTTAACGCCTATAGCTGTGACTTGGTTGAGTGCTCTGGTGGACATCCAGAGTGGCATCTCTTGGGCGATGCACTAGATGTAATCAAAAATAACGGCGGTATAACTCAAGACGGTAATCTTGTGCTTGTCGACAAATGGCATCTTATGATTGCACATCCACCGTGTACATACTTGACATCTAGTGGTGCAAAATGGTATTATCATCCTGAGGACAAACATCTGCCGATTGAAGACCGCAGACCACATCCAAAGTTTCCAAATCGTAAGCAAGACCAAGAAGATGGTGCAAACTTCTTTATGGCACTTATGAACGCAAACATTGATTATATTGCGGTAGAAAACCCTGTTGGTGTTATGTCAACGAGATACCGTAAGCCAGACCAAATCGTGCAACCGTTTATGTTTGGCAATTCAGCACGGAAAACAACGTGTTTGTGGCTCAAGGGGTTGCCACCACTAGAAGCAACAGAACTTGTATCACAGGGCGAATCCATTGTATTCCGTAGTGGTAAAAAAATGCCAAAGTGGTACTGTGATGCGTTGACAAATGCAAAAACCGATGCAGAACGTAGAAAATTACGGTCTAAAACATTTGATGGTATCGCACAAGCAATGGCACAACAATGGGGCGAATTTGTATTACAACAGGAGAAAATAAATGAAAAATCTAATTGAACAACACCCAGTATTTACATTCCGTGTAATCTATTGGACATTATATGTGGTTTTGTTATTGGTATTAAACATGCAACAACCAACATTGATTGCCTTAACGATTGGCATCTTTGGCATTCTCAGTATATGCCGAATGGTGACTGCTTTGGTTGCGATGGTGTTAGTTAAATACAAAGGTTATAACTTTGATGTTACACCACATAGTTTACTAGAGATTAACGATAAGTACATTGGTTGATTTATTACAGGAGAAAAATCATGAAATACAGAAACGGAAATGCGGTTGTCACCTTGGATTTACGAGATGGAACACGAATCATTGAATACCCAGATAATGAACAACTAACACTAGAAACACCACTCAATATTGATATTCGTGTGTCTACACAATGTCCATATGGATATGATGCAATCACAAAACAATCTACTTGTGTATTTTGTCACGAGTCTGCTTTGGTTAAAGGTCAAGAGTGTCACTATGGTATTCTACAACAAGTATTAATCGATGCAAAACTGCCTAGAGGGACTGAGATCGCTCTTGGGGTTAACGAGGTAACACCTGATTTAATCCAATTTGTTAAAAACTTATGGAAACTTGGGTTGATTGTAAACATCACAATGAACGAGCGATATATAACCGAATTTGGCGATACTTTGGGTGAGGTATTTAAACATCCATTTTATGAGCAAATTAAAGAGTGGTTATTTGAACTAGGGATAAACATTAGCGAGAACTCTTATGAGTCAGGGTATGAACAGGGTTATATCGACCACCAAAGTTACGGCATAATTAAGGAATCCTTGTCTAAAACCAGAGAAGACTTGATTACATACTTGTTTAACGATGGATTGGTAATTTATATTGAAAACGATAATAACGACTATGAGGTGATTTAATAATGGATGTTTACGTTTTGGCATTATGCTCAGGAGAATATGAGGACTATATCGAAAGTCCTGAATATATGTTTTTTCATCTAAGTGCAGCCAAGCATAAGTGGTCTGAGTTGATTCTTCAAGAAAAAGCAGATGATAAAAAATATGATATTATTTCCAAGGCTTTAAGACGATATGACGAACAGCATTTAGATAAAGTCTTTCATGAAACCATCGGCTTCAATAGTGTAGATTTTTATGATTTCTTAGATGAGCCTGAGAAGTATCCAGAAGTTCTTCGTAAGTTTACCACAGGACAACAAGAAATGTTTTTGAAATTTTGTGCGTTAAATAATCGTTATGAACAACTTGGTGGCTTCAGTCGCACATATGATAACGCTTATTTTAAACTAGGGCATTACGAGATGCAATCAGATGGCAGGCTTATTTTGCACGATACATTCTATCAAATAGAAGATATTCCATGCTAGACACAAGGGTTGATTCAATGACACTAGAACAAAAAATATTAACTATGTTAGGTAATTCGCAGACCAAAAATATCAAATTGGAATCTACAAAGTTTTGCAACCGCAATTTATACGTTGACGAACCACGCTTGGATATGATACAATGGGTTACACAAGCGTTTACCACAAGTGTTCGCAAGAGTCTTTACACAGCATTGCTGTTGTATTTGGCATCGAATTATACCGAAGAAGAATTGCGTAAGCTGCCTGTGAGTGCCATTTCTCACTTGGTCGATGTTCGGTTTATTCGAGATGCTGATGGTGGTATTGGTTATGAGATAAAACCTAAGTTAAAAACCGTTAAAATATAACACAGGAGGACTAAAGATGAAATTCATTGATTTATTCGCTGGTATCGGCGGTGTTCACTCTGGCTTGACCAAAGCTGGTATGAAATGCGTTGGTTGGTGCGAACAAGATAAATACGCACAAGCTTCATACCGTGCGTTATACCCAACGGATAATCTTTGGTTTTCACCAGATGTTCGTGCATTAAACGGTACAGAGATGCCGTATGCAGACTTATGGTCTTTTTGTTTCCCCTGTCAAGATTGCTCCATTGCTGGACTAAAGCAAGGTATGAAAAACACACGGAGTGGTTTATTTTACGAAGTCATGAGGTTATTGAATGAAACAAAATATAAACCCAAGTGGTTATTCATTGAAAATGTTAAAACTTATTATCCATCGACAACGGATGGGGGTTCTACGGCGTATTGTCTGAAATGGACAAAGCAGGGTACGATGTGTTCTGGCGTGTGTACAACACAAAAGACTTTGGCTTGCCACAAAACCGTGAAAGGGTGTACATTATTGGACATCTTGGAAACGGATGTACCGAAGACATTCTATACAGACCAAACCAAAGCGAACAATCTATTGTTCAAGTCGGAAATATAATACGTACAACATCTTTTGGTGGAAATCCACAGAGGGGTCGTATATACTCACCAAATGGGTTATCACCAACTTTGACTTGCGTTAAGGGCGGTGGTATTGAACCAAAGATTTTATTATCGAAAAACCCCAACGTGATACGCAAGTTGACTCCTAGAGAGTTCTGGCGATTACAAGGGTTTGCAGACGAACAATTTGATACCTGTGCAAAGATACAATCGAACGCACAACTATACAAGCAAGCTGGTAATTCTGTGTCTATACCGATTGTGTATGAACTTGGGAAAAAGATTATTGAATACCACAGGAGGTTACATGGTAATGAATAAATTTATTTATAATTGTATCGAAGCCGTATGGCTTACCATAAATGTCGAAGACAATAAAGTTGACAAGGTATTTGAGTCTCTAAACATTGTTTGGTTCTCAAAAACATTGCGAAATCATAAAGCATTGGTTATGTCAACACATGATGATTACGACCATACATACTGGGAAGTGACATTTAATGGCAATACCAATGAGTATTATGTCGATGAATACCATAAGAAATCCAATACCGTGATTACGTTATCGGAGGACTAATGGAGAAACAGTGTAAAGATTATAACGACTTGTTAGTACAAAATGTTGACATTGGCTCTATTGAGACTGAACCATTAGATATTACATGCTTGAATGTCCTATTGGAAGAATACCCAAGGAAAGAAGACCAATATAAAAAAGCATCTCGGTTCTGCAAGTCAGTCAACGACAAAATGGTGCTTGCCGATATTGCCACCATGCTGGCAAAACGATGGGATAGAACCATTGAGGATGTCAAAAATTATCTCGATGTGACCGCATCCAATAGTGAAGAGCTTTGGGAAAAAGTCCATGGTTTTAAAGACTCGTTTGAAGACATGAAAACATTCATCGGTCAAGAGGGTGTTCCCCTTGGGTTTCCATCCTTAGATTTTGCTATTAATGGTGTTAAGCGTAGAGAAATCGTATTGCTTGGTGCATACACTAATCAGGGCAAATCATTCTTTGCAGCCAAGGTTGCCGCACATCGGTTGATGGACTCAAAGGATAATGTATTGATTTTTTCGTTGGAGATGCCACGAGGACAATTTTTGGCTGAAATCGTCAAGGAAATTCTTGAGGTTGAAGAAGACGAGTTATTCGAGATGTTGCAAACCGAACAGGGCATTGAGATTTACTCTCAAGTGGCATCTATATTAGATAAGCGTGTACGCTTTGTTGACGAACCGAATAAGACCATTGAAGACCTTGAGAAGATTACCGAAGCGTGTTATGCCAATGATTTCCCTGTGGATTTTGTTATATTCGACCATTTCCACTTGATACCTGACATTGACGACATTCCTGTGTTGTCTAAAAATGCAAACAAAATGAAAGAATACGTTAAGAAATTCAATTTGATTTTGTTTATGCTTTGTCAGTTCAACGAGGAGTCTCAAAACACCTTTGGTAAAGAAAAAAGTAAGAAACCATATGAGCCAATCTTGAGATACATCAAAGGTTCTAATGCACTTAAAGCTATCGCAGATATTATTCTGTTGTTGTGGCGACCATATATGACTGACACGCAACTTGCTTTTGACGAGCGTGAGAAAATCAAGAACCATACATATGTTAAAATTGGTAAAACTCGCAGAAAATTACGAGGACCAGCAAATATCTTCCAATTCAAGTATGATGATAAAACATCTCATTTAACAGAGATAAATTATTTCTCATAAAAGCGTAAATTAATGCTTGACATATACGCCTGTAAGTGTTATTATAATAATGTACCAAGGGTTGTGTTCCTCCTTGGTGCACCTCCTTTCTTAACATAGTCAACGGAGTCACATCCGTTGACACCTATGGGTCGTTGCAGGATGCAATCAATACACTTGAGCTTGGGTTCGATTCCCAAGAGACCAAAATAGCATACGGTGCTGACTACCGTGTCAAAAGTGTGGCGTTATATGTGACGAGAAAACATGTCAGAGACAACTGTAAACCATCACTAAAGATGTAAAAGACAGGTCGCTTAGTTGATGTGCGACAAACAAACATCAAAAACAAGTTTCTGATAGCCTTGTCAAAACTAACAGGGGTGTGTAATCTCATAATTACACCGTCAGACAAGACGATAACATCATATGTAAAAATGTAGAGTAAGCTCTATATTTACCGCCGTCATTGTGAAGACGTTAAAACTCACTTGAGCCTGTCAAGTTACAACAGGTACGCTATAGCATCTACCGCCGATGAGTATAGACGTGTACGAACATAAGACATCGAGATTGCAATCTTTCGGTGGTCGAATGATACAACAAGGATTGTATGGCGGTAGACATGGATGGTTGTCAGAGTGGCTTATTGAGTCTCTTTGCTAAAGAGATGTCGTTCATTAAAACGACCACAGGTTCAAATCCTGTACCATCCTCCATTCGGTATTCACACATTATCGTTAAGGGTAGAATGTAGCCATGGAATATTTTACTATGTGTGCCACGCAATAACCATATGGTAGTTTAATGGAAAAACAGCATCCAGTGTGGGTGAAGACGGTTGTTCGACCCAACCACATATGGGGTGATTGCATTTATTCTTGGGTAGCTCAACGGTAGAGCATCTGGCTGTTAACCAGAGAGTTGTAAGTTCGAGTCTTGCCCCAAGAGCCATGTCGTTGTAGTCAAGATGGATAAAGACAACAGACTGTAAATCTGTCGCTTATAGCTTCGGAGGTTCGAATCCTCCCAACGGCACCACATAGAGATATGATGTAATGGTAACATAGCAGACTTTGACTCTGCAATTCTAAGTTCAACTCTTAGTATTTCTTCCATTAAATCCATCTTACATAGCTAATGAGGTGGTCGGTATGAGCTGGCTTGCCGTTAGAGAGAGCAGAGGTACCCTGTTTTCTCAGCCGACTCACATGGAAAGTTGGCAGAGTCTGGTTTAATGCGACAGTCTTGAAAACTGTTGAACAGAAATGTTCCGTGGGTTCAAATCCCACACTTTCCTCCAGAGCCACGATATGTCATGCTATGGCATCATATCACCGAATGGTGGTCTCAAGGGATTATCATTCGGATGGCATACATCGTATGTCTTGGGTAACAGTCCAAGAGATACGCATGATTTTTCCTCCTGACTGACTTGGGGTAAAACCCAAGTCGTTATGTACCCATAGCTTAACGTAAAGCAACGATTTCATCATCTTCTCGTGATGCAAGTTCAAATCTTGCTGGGTGCACACAACTACTACTGTTGCGTACGCAATAGCGTCAAGCAAAAGACGAAAACATTTTGCAATCCTCTACAAACCATCATCTTAATCTTTAGTGTTCACACTGGCACGTTAAATCTAGTGTACTCCTTTAAAAGACTCAAGCGTTTTCCCTCCTTTCACGCTTGGGTCTTTTTCTTATGCAGAAAACTGTTGACAAACACAGATAAATACTGTATAATAGGTATATACGAAAGCAGGTGAATACATGAAAGAAAATTCATTCTTATGTCCTGACGGCAAAACCATACTTGTGAAAGATTGTATGAAAGAATGTCGTATGGGGCAACGATGTCTTGCCAAACCATTGTTGGTAAACGCAAGTCGTCTCAGGAACTTAAATAGAGACCATTTCTCGGTTACAGAAGTATTGTCTCCAACTCTATATATGTATCTAAAGGCAAACAATCCAGAGACAATCAATCCGTTCTCCTCGATTGCTGCAACAGTCGGTACAAGCATGCATGGTATACTTGAGAATTGTCTACCCCAGAATTACGCAGGCGAGTTTCGATTGAATTATCAGGGTCTCACAGGTCAGATGGACTGTATTGACTTAGAGCATCATACCTTGTATGATTATAAAGTCGTTGGTGCATATAAGTGTGCGACAATGATGGGTGGCAGACCATTGTGGCGACCATATATAATCACACGAGGTAAACGCAAGGGTGAAACCGAGATGCGACAACAATGGGTGTACGATGGGTTGCACCAATATAGTGACTATTGCAAACAACAAAATCTGTATCGAATACTATTGGGGAAACACGGTATACCAATTAATGATATGTTTTTACAGGTAATAATCAAAGAGCCAATTAAAACGATTAAAACATTCAATTTAGATAAACAATGCTATTTAATACAGTTGCCAAAGATGAATGACAAACGGTTGCTTGATTATGCGTTATACAAGAAAGATGCCTTAGTAAATGCTATCGCCAAGCAAGAACTACCAAGAGAGTGTTCCGCAAAAGATAGATGGGTATCCAAGACATATCCAATGGGTCGTAAATGTAAAGACTACTGCTCGGTGGCATACTGCTGTCCATACTATCAAGAAAGGATTAAGAAATAATGTTAAACATAAAAACTCAAGAGTTTCGTACTGTTGACCGTTACCGAGTTACTGCAATTCACCGACAATCGAGAACGGCGTTTGTCAACGACTTGCGTGTTGGTGACGAGTTTTACATCTGCACGAAACTCCATGGGGAACGAAGTCAAGCAGGCTATCTTGCACCACGAGTGAGACTGTATTTCCCAGACAAAAAGAAGCATACAAAATATATCACACAAGAGCGTTTACAGAAAATCTTTAGTTTTAACTTCGATGCAGAGCCTGTAAACGCAGACATATCGGATGCGGAGGTAGTCGAATGATATTAATTGGTCGTGCTGGTGTTGGTAAAGATACTGTTGCAGAAATGTTTGGCGACATTCCGCAGTATGCATACGCAGATGCCATCAAAGAAATGGTTTCCATCATTCAATCAGAGGGTGTAGATGCAGGTATGAAATATTTGTCAGACCTAAGTGGATATTCAATCGAAGAATTACAAGGTATTCTACCTGTGGTACAAACGATTGAGAAAACAGTCTTAGATGGCAAACAGCGGAAGCATCTGCAAGCACTTGGTAATGGATTACGAGCTTTATTTAAAGACTTTTGGATTGTTGTCTTAAAGAATCAGCTATTAATAGATAAACCAAACAGATATATCGTGACTGACTGTCGTTATCAAAACGAACTTGACATGTTAAAAGAGTTGGATGTCGGAGACCCATCGTTTAATGTCTCAATCTTCATCTCAGCGAACAAAAAAGAGCGTATTAAGAGAATGAAGAAAAGAGATGGCTCGTGCGATGAAACACGGCTTAATGATGTGTCAGAGACATCTGTTGATGAGCTTAAGAGTCAATGTGACTTTGTGATTAATAACTCTAAAGGGTTAGACCATTTAAAAGCACAAGTTGATAAAATAAAAGATACAATCGGAGAATAAATTATGGTAAAAGAATTACACATGATTGCGATTATTGATTATAGAATGAATGAACTTAAGGCAGAAGTTCGCAGACGAATGTTAGAATCTGACCTATCCAAGCAAGAAGCGGTTCATCTCGTGGACAAGGCTTGTGATGATATTACAGATGCATTATGTCGATTGTACGATAAAGCGGAGGTTTAATACTTGAAATTAATCTATTCAGCAACGGTAATGGGTGAACCTGTTCCACAGGGTCGTCCACGCCTATGTGGACGAGGTCGTTTCGTAAGAGCATATGACCCTCCGAAGTCTAAGGCTTACAAACAACTAATTAAAGACTCTATACAGCACCCAAAAGATGTAACGGAAGTTCCCTTATTGTTTGAACTTGATATTTACCGAAAGATACCATCTGGTGGTCGCAAGAAAGACCGTGAAGATATGAAATCAGGCTTAATTCTACCGACCAAGAAACCAGATGTTGATAACGTATTAAAAGGTGTCATGGATGCCTTGAGTGGTATCGTGTGGCACGATGATAATCAAGTGTGTGATGTAATCTGTAGAAAACGTTATAGTGAGCATCCACGCATTGAGTTTAAGGTTTACGACATTACACCATAACAGGAGATTGTATTATGCTAGAACAAAAATTAATAAATACAGATGGTCTAAATAAACTTTGGGGAGAACAACTGTTGTGGTTCAACGGTCAATCTTATTGTTTGACATCCACAGACTCACCATCATGCGAAGACATTCGTAAATTGCATCCGCATTGGCTTGTGTATTTAACAGGCGATGTAGACGAGGACACCAGTGAGATTGCACGTCAAGCGTTCTTGAATGGTGAAGCATTGGATAAATGCTTGTGCGACTTGGGTGTGATTGATGAAGCCTTTACTGTGTTCCATGGCGATATTATCGTACATGCATTTGTTAACAAATCAGGCGACATTGAAGAAGAATATTCTGTCTCCGAGTTCGATGAAGTCGAAAAAGAAAACTTGATTGCTGTGTATCGCTTAGACGAAGATAACCAATCTAAGGTTAACAAGATTGTGTCTGGGGCGTTATTGAATGACTACACATTGACTGTTGGATTAATTTGGGCGATGCAACTTGGGTATCAAGCACAAGACAGTATCGTTGATGAATTAAACCATGCTATAGATGCGGTGCAATCATGGACTGTTTAATCATCTTAGTATTACTCCATAAGATGATTGCCACACTAATGCTTATTGGATTTATCTATATGTGTTACTTATGGATTAAACAAATTATCGAATATTACAACAACAGGAGATAGATATATGAAAAAACGCTTAGATATGTTGCGACTGGGTTTGCTTGCATTTGTGTTATTCCTTGGTGGTTTAATGCCATCGCATGCATACCAAATGCAAGCTGAAGTATCTGCATATGCAGACCATGGTACAATGGCAAACGGTGAATGGACACACGATGGAGCAATCGCAAGTGACGATTTACCGTTTGGCACACGAGTGATTATCAATGGTCGAACGTATGTTGTTAAAGATAGATTCGGTGGTGGTTATTCTAATGCTATTGACATTTGGATGCCATCATACGATGATGCGATTGAATTTGGACGACAGTATATTACTGTTGAAGTTCTAGTGTAAACGGAGGATTGATTATGATTCAAACATTAAATGCAATACGAAAACAACATGGTCTTAAACCTATAGTAAAGCGAGTACGAGGTTTTGAGGTTGTTTCACGAATGGAAACACCTGTCAAGTTACCAACACGAGGTTCTATTCATAGTGCAGGCTATGACATTTACGCATATGATAATTATGAGATAGAACCAAAGCAATCTGTATTAATTCGTACTGGTGTTAAAGCATATATGCCATCAGATGAATACCTTGATTTACGAGTACGTTCAAGCCTTGGTATTAAACGGCAATTAATGCTTGCGACAGGAGCATCGGTTATTGATGCCGATTATTACAATAACCCAGACAACGAGGGTGAAATCATGGTTGTATTATACAATTATGGCGACACTACTCAACATATTTCAGCAGGCGAACGTATCGTTCAAGGTATTTTCACTAAATATTTCTTGATTGATAACGATGATACAATCGACCAACGCACAGGTGGAACAGGTTCAACGAACAAATAATGGGAGATAAAAAACACATCCATGTTTAAAAGATATATGTTTCTAGTGGACATGTTTAGAAATGGGGAGTTATACAGAGTATCAATATTCGGTGAACACAGGGAGACAATCCAACAGTATTTATATTCGATTTCACCAGAGGTAATTTTCTTGCGTGAAGACGAGGAAACAGAAAAACAAGAGAAGAAGCGTACCAAGGGTAAGTATCGCAAGATTACACACAACGGCAGAAATATCGGCACAATCGTGCAATGTGATTTTCGTACAGACCGTTGTCAATCAATCGGAGAACGCTCTAAACGAATTACAGGTGTTGATGAAAGATATACGGTGGTCGCATGAATAAACTAATGGAGTTCTTTTGCTCTAATTCAGATGAACTCTTTAAGATACATGAGTTTAATAACCGTATGTCTTTTAAGGAGTTCGACCAAGAGCGTATTTCTAAAAAGTTGGTGCGTAAGATGAAACGCTACAGAGATTTTGACTACGAACGCTCACCAGAGGACATCTTGATTGAACAAGAAGAAATCAAAGAGTTGATGTATGCGTTCTTGCGACTCAGAAAAGAAGTCGGTACAAGCAGCATGAAACGACTTATGATGCGTTATGGCTTGCGAATGAAAGTTAGCGACATCGCCAAACATTTTGGTGAATACAAAATGTTAACCTCAAGACGACTCAAGAAGTCCTTGGGTATTGCACAACAAGTTTTATCTGAGTTGATTTCCAACGGTGTACTTGACGAAGATGTCTTGAGACCAAGCATTAGATGTTATGAAGCGAAAACACCAATCATTAAGGTAAACTATCCATTTGACTCAGCGAGACAAACATTTAAACGCATATACAAGTACGCAGGCGAACAAAGACCCATGACTACTTGTAAAGCAGTTGAATATCTTGATGAGTCATTCGGTGATAACCAAACAATTTGTAATTTCTGTGGCAACCAATGTACACGTTTGAAAGATATGGAGAAACGAATTTGAATATTGCTGAACAATCACTAAACGTGAATAAAATAGATGTGCGAGTGGAATCGGAACGAGCATATATCTCAGATATATCAGACATCCATGTTGGTAACATCTATCACAATCGAGAAGCATTTGAGAAATTTATTTCTCAAGTTAAAACGATTGACAATCTGTATTTAATTATCGGTGGTGACTCTACAGATAATGCAACAACTAGTTCCGCATCATCTGTATTTGAACAAACAGAACATGGTGGAGACCAAGTCCTTACGGCGTATCGCTTGTTGGAACCGATTAAAGACCGTATTTTGTTCTGCCGAAGTGGCAACCATGGATATGAACGAGCGTTAAAACATAACCGTTTAATCCCTGAACAGATGCTGGCAGAACTGTTGGGTGTTCCATTCTACCATGGCATGGCATCGGTATTCTTTAATGTTAACAAGAACCTGTATGTTATCGGTACATGGCACAACTCAAAGAAACCTGATAAAATGGAATGGTTGCATACCGATATTACGTTCTATGAGCATCTACATAAGACAACCTATGAGAGAACCATGGTGGCAGAACCCAACCGTATTGCCAAGGCTTGGTCTTTAATTGAACACTTGGATGTTCAAACAGGTTCATTCCTTGGTTGGGGCGGCTATTCCGCAGACAAGGGTTATAGACCAAACGATTGTGGAACATCTATTGTCGAATTAAGTGGCGAACGTAACAAGAAACAAATGCGAGTCCACGACCACATCGACCGTGTTCTTGAATTAGAACACTTGCGAAAGGCAGTTGAACATGCCAAAGAAAACAAATAAGAAGAAACGCAAGCCATCAAAACCAAAGACACCACTTGAAGCAATCCATAAGAAATGTCGAGAGTGTTGTTGTGGTACTCTTGCTGAGGTGCAGGCTTGTGAAATAGACGATTGTGCATTATGGCATTATCGTATGGCGGAAGATTAATTTCTTCCGTCTTTTTTTTTATTTTGTTGTTGACATACGCAATCTGCTATGCTATCATAAGGATGTAAACAAATTGTTTTTAACACAGGAGGAACAATGAATAAAACAATTATTAAAGAGTTGCAAGAGCACGATGGTTTTAAATATACGACCATTCTGCCAAAAAACATGATGTATGAAGAACGCCAGATGTGGTGGTTCTCGTTTAACAATGGTTATGATGTAGCCGTTATTCAATTCGAGTATACCGAAGACGATAGTGTCTTTTGTTTGGCACTATTGAAAGACGGCGTGATTTACCATGGTACACAGTTGTTACCTGATGGAGATATCACAGATGTATCTTTAGATGTGGTCTTAGAATATTTACAACAGATTACGGAATTGGAGAGTTTATGACAGAACACGATATAATTCAAGCATTGGGTGTTCATCTGTATTTAAAATACATATGTATTCCCAATGTATTAATGTTTGGTGATAACTGCACTGAGTATGAAGCTGACTTTATATACTTTAAACACAATCAACGGTTTTTGACAGAGGTTGAAGCAAAGACCAATATCGAAGACTTTAAGCGAGACTTCAACAAGAAACGGTATCACGACCACAAACATGTCAAATATTTCTATTATGCAATGCCAATAGAGATGTATGAGAAACATCAACAATTTGTCGATAGTAAACTAAATGAAGTCGGTGCTGGATTGATATTGATAGATGAAATCGACACATGGGATTTCCGAGGCAATCTTTATTGCGTTGGGAAATATGTCAAGCGAGCCAAAGTTCGCAAGAACTACAGAGAAATGACAGAAGAAGAATACTTGCGGTATTTACGCATTGGCTGCATGAAATGGGTTCGTATGTATTAGCACAGGAGGAAAACAAATGACAGAAATCATTATTGACGAACAAGAGTATTTATCTATTGTTAAAGACGTTGAAGATACAATATCTGAGTTTAACGAACAGGGTGCATCATATGAAGAATTGTATGAGTTGTACTACCGTGCTTACAGTAGTTTAGACATGTTGCTTTACAATGCGTTGTACACAAAAGTTGCAGAATAACAGGAGGAAATATATGTTACAATCAAAATATTTAACACAAGATGGTCTTACCGTTTGGTTCAAGGAATGTTATCAACTTGGGTTTAAATACTTGTTTTACAACCCAGATAGAGGTGTCCACATGTTATCAAAACAAGAGCCTGTATTCCGTGATATAACCTTTATATATTGCGATGGAGAGAAATATCCGTTTGTTTCATATTTTTCCACGTTGGTTGCTAAAGACTTGCTAACCGACAGAAATTACATTGCGATTGAAGACCATATTGATGCAGTCGATTGGTCTAAAGTGCCTGTTGACACGCCTGTGTTAGTCAGAGATGATAACAAACAAAATTGGAAACCTCGTTATTTTGCTAAGTATGAAGATGGGTCATATTTTGTATACACATCTGGACAAACATCTTGGTCTACAAGTACTAATGCTATGGTCGAATACAATTATATAAAATTAGCAAGCAATACAAACGAATAAAAAAGAGACCACATAGTTGGTCTTTTTTTATTCGTTAAAATCTTTTATTTGTTAAAAATAAAGTCTTGACATAAGTATCTCCTCATGGTATTATACTATTAGAAAGTAGGTGAGACATGGCATCTAATGGGTTCGGTGGTGGTCGCAAACTGCCGAAAAAACGAGAGTATTTCATTGACTATGGCGATGGGTTTGACGATGTGTTAGACCGATGTCAAAAAACAGATGGCTGTTACAAATGTAAAACTAAGCCAATACCAATACTTCAACATTTAAGGTCAGCGGATGAACATTGGATATACTTGGCGTGTCCAAAGCACCCAAAGAATAGAACATATATCAATCTTGACTATAAGACAATGTTTAAGTCATGGAAATTTTTACAAAAGATTGGTCGAGAAGAGTTAAAGAAAGGTCAGGAAGAAAATGGACAAACAATTAATACTAGATATTAGACGAATGATTGATATCTCATGTTTATTGCTAATGAGTGGCTCATTCATTCAAACATTTGTATTTAATAACCAAGAGTGGCTTGGGGCGATGTTCTTAAGTGTGGTTATCTTTTGTTTATTCCCAAGAAAGGAGAAGTGTTGCAAATGCGATTCCACGAAGCATACGAATTAATGTCAAACGGTAAGGGCATCCGCAGACACCATTGGAAACCATCGCAATGTCTACGGATGAAACGTGGAGTAATTTACGTTTGTACCGACAAATGGCATAAAAGGTTAAAATCTATTGATGCTAAGTGTCTAACAAGTGCCGATTGGACAACAACGGACATTAATCCAATTAAAAAGAAAACAAAAGAAGATGTATTGGATTATTTCAAGCAATTAAACAAAACTTTGTAGTTAAACAACAGGAGAAACACAATGAATAACAAAATGAAAACAACAATTTTATCCGCAGTAATCGCAATGGCAACTATGGGTGTGTTTGCAAACCCAGTGGAGTTTGGCAATGGCGTTGTTGCGAATCAGCATGACAGTATTGCAGTTGGTAACGGAGTAGTTAACACCAGCAACAATAGCATTGGTCTTGGTAACGGTGTTACTGCAAATACTAATGCTATTGCTATTGGTAATGGAGTTGGTGCAAACAATATTAATACCATTGCTATCGGTAACGGCGTTAACGCTAACAGCACGACCTCTGTAGCTATTGGTTATGGACTTACTACAGATGGGAATGATGCAGTTAACATTGGTAATATTAACCATGGTGCTACAAAAGATTCCGTTCTAGTCGGTGCTTTTAATAATGTAAAAAATCAAACAGGTAACTCTACAGGAGATGTATTGATTGGTAATCGCAATACACTAACGGACAGCTACCACGGAATAGTTGTTGGTAAATCTAGCACAATCAACAATGCTAACTATGGGATTGCTATTGGGAATGATGCTTCCGTAGCACAAGACGAATCTGTAGCAATCGGACACAATGCGAACGCTAATACGGTAATCGGCACTTCCTCTTCCGTAATCAATGGCAAAACACATACATTCGCTGGAACTACTATAGGCACCGTATCTATTGGTAATACAGACAAGGAGCGAACTATTACAAATGTTGCTGCTGGTCGTGTTGAGTCTGACTCTACTGATGCAGTCAATGGTTCTCAGTTGCATGCAGCCATCGATGAAATCAACACCAATGGATTAAACATCAAGGCTAATAAAGATGCCATTGATGATTTACATGCATATGTCGCAACTAATGCAGATGCGATTAATGAAACTCAAAAACAGGTAAAGACTAATACGGCAGACATTCGTTCTAATATGGCATTAATTAATGATAATCATCAAGCGATTACAAATGTTGGTGCACAGGTAAATACATTACAAGTAACTCAAAACGCTCATACAGGCGATATTTCAGCGTTAAAACAAGTGTCTACGAACCATGAAAATCGAATTACTACTTTGGAAAACCAAAATCAACAAATGTTTGGTGACATCACTAGTAAGGTAAACCAATTAGAACGTGGCACCAATGCAGCTATTGCATCTGTATCTGCCTTGAGTGCATTACATTGGAATGGCTTTGATGCACATAACAAGCTCTCTATTAGTGCAGGCTTTGGACATTACAAAAATGCAAATGCTGGTGCATTGGGTGCGTTCTACGCTCCAAATGAAAATGTAATGTTTTACGTTGGACAATCTTTTGGTTCTTCTTCTGTAACTAATGCATCTGTAAACTTTAAGGTTGGTAAAACAACAAATGTTAAACGAGATGAATTACAACAGTTAAAAGAACGTGTTGAAATGTTGGAAAATTTATTAAGCAAGTAATACAAGATGGGGCGACTCATTCGCCCCAAACTATTGGAGGAATATATGAAAACACATGTACGAATTAATGGAGTTGTAATCGAAGAAGATTACAAGAAGTTTGAAGAAACATTGGTGTTGCTGTCAAAGTTGCAAAATGTATTAGAAGATGACACTTTTAAAGATATTGAAGATGTCAAAACATACCTTGCACGACTCAAAGTAGACATTGGAACACGATACCAAGAACGACACACAATGTTGCGAGGAATGTTTAAAGACCGTAATTTGGGTGTCGGTAAAGTTGCATCCCTCTTAGGAATCAGTCTCACAAATTTGTCTCTCAAACTAAACGGTCATAGAGACTTTACTGAAAAAGACAAAGACGACATCTTAAGGCTACTTGGCTTTAATTATGATGAAGAAATTGCAAAAATGTTATTCGAGGAAGATTATGATGATTGAGCTACATCAATGCGATTGTCGAACCATACTGCAACACATCAAAACCCAATTGCAAGCGGAAAATAAACCATATATCATCGTGTCAGACCCTCCGTTTAACATTGGGTATCATTACAATGGTTATCACGATAGAATGAGCGATGGAGATTATAGACAGATGTTACAACAGGTGTTTAACCCATCGCATCCATCTGTCGTTATTCACTATCCAGAACAGTTGTATCAACTTGCGATTGATATTGACAAATCACCAACTAAAGTGGTATCATGGGTATATAATACAAACAACCGTAAACAACACCGAGATATTGCGTTCTTTGGGATAACACCTGACTTTAAGCAAGTGTTGCAACCGTATAAGAACCCAAATGATAAACGGATTAAACGGTTGATTGAAAATGGCTCACAGGGCACACCGATTTACGATTGGTGGAACATTAATATCGTTAAGAACACCTCAGCAGAAAAAACGGTGCATCCATGTCAGATGCCATTACAAGTAATGAAAAACATTATCGGTATTCTGCCACAGGAATATACCATTGTTGACCCATTTATGGGTTCTGGTACAACAGGTGTTGCAGCCGTTGAATTGGGTCGAGATTTCATTGGTATTGAGTTAGACCCAATGTATTTTGATGTTGCCAAACAACGGATTTTTAATGCACAGGAGAAAACATATGACGACCGAACAAGCGTTACAACATTATGAAGACCATGGTATTGACGACTTGTCTATCGAAGACATGGATAAGGTTTGCATCCATTGGTTGAAAAACCCAAGCGACTACATTACTGAAATTGTT